CGCCTCCTCGACCAGATCAGTCAGGTCAAGGTTAAACGCAGAAGAGCCGGATGTGTTTGCCATTATCTAAACCCTGCTGTTTTCTTTGCAATCTTCTTTGGCTGAGCTACGAACTGCTTCCCGGCGGCTTTTCCTGCTCGCTTGGCTTTGGTCGTTGCAGCGTACTCAGAAGGGCTGAGACTTTTGATCGCAGCGCTTGGAAGGTATCTTTCGCCTGTTTCAGAAGATTTTTTACCACTTTTCGTTCTCCATTTTTGGTCGCCCCAGTCCTTGAGGGATTTCTGTGGTGCCTTCATATCAGTCTTTGTAGCCGCCGCCAGCGGCTTTGTAGCGTTTAGCCATCAATTGAGCCTTACGGGCTGACCACTGGCCTGCGCCTGTACCCTGTACTGCGGCAGCTTTGATGCTGTTAAAAATACGCTTACGCAGCCCGGGCTTGGTGTAGTTGCCAGCAGCGTTGACCTTGCCACCCTTGGCCATCTTGGCTGCTTTCGGCAATTTCTTGGGGTTTACGGCCCCCATGCCACGGCTTGCCATCATGTTTAAACCATCCTGCCTTTTGTCTTGCCACGCTGGGCAATACCATCAGCACGACTGGAGGCGGAGCTTACAGAGCCACCTTTAGCGTAGCCCTTAACGTCTTTACGGGCCTTCATTTGAGCGGCGTCGTCTTGGCTGGTCATCCTATTTGAACCAAAAAAAGCACCAGCACTGCGCACCTTATCGCCTACGGCGTCTTCAAGTTTGCGCAGCTTGTACCCGACAGGGTTTTTGTCTGGGGGATCTAACGCTAATTCTCTTTCATACTTTCTAACTGATCTGTCGTATTGCGCTTTGGACAGTTTTTCGCTTTTATCAGCTTCAGCGGCAGCATTGGCTGCTTTCCGCCCAGCAATTTCGCCCTGCTTTTGTTTGCGGTAGCTATCAAAATCACCGCTTTTTGGAGCCGTTTCAGTGCTGGTCAATGAAGCCTCGTAGGCTGCATCGATCTTTGGCTGGTCTTTTGCATCCTTGGCCGCTTGCAAGAGTTCTGCTTTGGTTGCCATGTTGAGTCCTTAATAGATCTTGCCGCGAGTTTTGCCACGCAATGCGATACCGTCACCACGCTTAGAGGCTGTGGACACAGAGCTTTTGACAGATCCGCCAGAAGCCATTTTCTTGACTGCGCCGCCACGCTTCAAAACAGGAGCATCGTCTGCAAACAAGTACTTGTTGCCGCGTTCGCGTAAATTCTTGTCCGCTGTGTCTTTTACTATGCCTCTTTCTGTTAAGCCTCTTCTAAACCGTTCAGCCCTAGCATCGTCATCACCACGCCTAGCAGCAGCCCTCAAACTTTGAGAGTCCATATTTTTAGGCGTGACATCAGTTACATCACCCTTGCGAGGTGCGGGCAAAGCTTTCTGAGGAGCCTTTGCTACAGCGCTGGGATCTTTGACATCTCGCATAACAAAACCTTCGCCGGATACTGTGCCGGGGCGATCTAGTTTCGGACGGTTTTTGATTGCATCTTTTGCGGCCTTATAGGTTTGATACATTTTTTTGCCAGCTTGATAGAGAGTTCTACCACCGCGAACTATTGGTATTACTGAAGCAACAGCTAAGCCCGCCCCAAGAGCATCACTGGCGTCAAATTTGCTTCCGTTAGACGCCGGGGCCGACTGAGTGGATGTTGTACTGGAATCGTTGCGTGAAGTCGCAGCAGGAGAAGCCGCAGGAGCCGCAGCCGAAGAAGCAGCCGCTGTATCCTCAGCAGATGCAGCACGACGTTTGCCAACACCACCGGGGGCACGAGTTGGAGTTGGCCCACTTGGCACTTTGCGATCAATCCTAGCAAGATCACCTGTTGTTGTGCCAGAGGATGTACGGCTTGGTTTAGCAAGAAGTGCCGCATTCTGAGCCGCAGCAAGCGGTTTGGCAATCGGTGTGTAATCCCGATACCTGTCAGCGCTATCAACCACCTCACCTGCTCTACGGCCACGCTGGTACATCTCCTCGTCCATTTCTCTAGCACCTTGAGCATCGGCAATTTTTACAGCATCTGCGTTTGCAGAGACGGGAGCAAGGGCACGAGTAGTGGCACCATTTCCTGCATTGGATGGAAACTCACTTGCCGCTGCACGCTCCATCCTTCCACGGCCAGCCCCATACCGGTTGTATGCCTCTGAGCCTTCCTGATCAATATTGCCTTGACCAAACCGTCGCAACGACTCAAAGAAACCTAGAGGCGCATCTTTGTTTGAGGCTGCAAGCCCCTCCGCCTTGAGGGCAGCTTCTCCGCCCTCTTGAAAGCGACGAACGCGCTTAACGGGCTTTTTCATTGGTTTCTTTGTAGCCATCTTGTACTCCAAGTTAAATGATCTTGCCTTTGGTCTTACCACGAGACTCAATGCCGCCGCCTATGGCATAGCTCATGCCGCCGCCCATCATCTTCTTGACGCCGCCACTGGAATAACCCATGCCGGTAACCTTTTTGTTCACGGGGCCACCTTTTTTCATCTTGCCTTCGCCATCTGCGGCAAACGCTGGAATCTTTTTACCGTCTTTCATGACCATGGGCATGCCGCCATCTTTGAGGCCAGCGTGAGCTTTAGAAGCGGGTTTGGCTGCGTGTTTGGCCAATGCGCCAGTCATGCCGCCGGAAGCCATCTTTTTCATGCCGTCTTTAGCCGTGTCCATGCCTTTTTTCATAACCGGCTTACCCATTGCGGAGGGTCCAGCGTCTTTTTTCTTTGCCATCATTGCCATGAAGCCGGGGTTCATTTTGGAAGCCATATCACCACCTTTTGAAAATTTGCGGCCCTTGTCCGCAGTTGAAAAGTCTTTGCCTACGGACTGCGGGACTCCTACCTTCTTGGCAAATGCCGGGTTATTCGCCACAGCAGCCATGAAGTTATGTTGTTTCTTGCTTGTGCTTGGCATCACTTCCCCGCTTGAATAAGCTGGTCAATCTTTGCCTCAAGGCGGTTAAACCGCTGGTCAATGTGATCTGTAATTCTCTGCACTTCTGCGTTAGTTGTGTAGTCACGGGCGATCTCCTCACGTGTGATGTTTAAAAGCCGCTCGAGACGCTTTATGTCTTCGAACTTCTCTCGCACAAAGAACCACAGTGCGCCCATAAACAACGATAGAGCGCCCGACCAGATGATGTTGATGTCCATCTCAGCAAATCTTTCCGCGTGTTTTGCCGCGCTGGGCTATGCCGTCTGCGCGTTTTGAAGCTGAAACTGCGCCGCCGTGCTTGTACTCATTAACACCAGCGTATGGGTAGCTTGTGGTTTTAACCCCGTCAACTATGCTTGTAGTGGCGTTCTTTTCCGCTCTTTGGCGTTCGGGGTTTAGCTTCGGATTTTTTATCATCTCAAGCTCTCGCTTCATGCTGAGTTTTTTGTCCGCAGCAATCATCTCATCTATAAAGTCCGTGCCCTTTTTTTTTGCTGTCTTGTCAGCAATACCGGCCATACTCATCCGCCCACCGCCCATGCCGCCAGCGCCTCCGCCCTCAAGAACTTCTAATTCCGCCAGTTTTCGTGTTTTCGGCATGATGATTCCTCAGCACTTCCACCGTGCAAGAGCAGCCGCCTTGCGGGTTGGCTTGCCCTTTTCGTCTTTCATTGGACCCGGCATGCCTGACATACGAGCACAGAACGAATCCTTGCGCTTGCCGCCTTGGGGCTGCGGGGCTTTGAGGTTGCTGCCTGTAGCTGCGTTGTACTTGGCACGGCCTTTGGCAGTCAAGCCCGCTCCCTTGGAGATCGGCAGCTTTTCGCCGCGACCAACCGAGAGAACCGGGCCTTTCTTTTTAGCCATAATAAATCTGCGTTGAGTCGATGTTGGTCATCAACGCATAAATGCCCTTAGCTGCAAGCACGCCCTCGCCCGGAATAACCGGCGCATTACTAAAAGTATCTGTTGCGTCTATTTCATAAGTCATCAACCAGCGCCCGCCGCCACTCACATATGAAGCCGCAGTAGAGGTGATGGATCCGCTATTGATGTCTGTAAGCGTAAATGTGCTTGACGAAGCAACAGTAATAACATAGTTGCCGTCTGTTGCTGACTGACTTGTATTGCTGTCAAAGTGGATGCCAACAACATCGCCTGTAGACAGACCGTGAGCCGTTTTTGTTACCGTTACTGTTGTGCCGGAACGAGCGTATGTAACGCTGGATGTTACCGGAGCGGTGGTGGTGTCAAACAACACTAGTGTGGCATCCGAGCCGCTGCCAAAGAACGAAATGCCCTTAACACGATTTCTGCCAAGAACAAAAAAACCACTTTGGTTTAGGTGTCCCTGTTTTACGTCATATTGCATTGCCATAATCAATCTCCTTTAAAAACGGGGCCAAAGCCCCTTGAGTTGATTAAGAGTCTGCAAACGGTGTAGCGACAGTGCCGGAACCAATAACATTCCCATTCACCATGTACTTGTTAGCAGCAATCGCCACAATCTGAACCCATGTGCCAGCAACGCCGCCGGTAGTTGTACCGTTCAAGTTGATGAAGTCATTGGAAGAGCCGTTAGCAGAGAAAGCAACCACAGCACCAGATGTGTCTGAATCAATAGACATTACAGCGCCGACGTACAAGTCACCAGAAGCAGCGGTAACACCGATTTTCAACGAGCTAGTGGAGATAGTTGTGGGCACCCAGATGGTGTAAACAACGCCTTCGTTGTTCAGTGTATTGGGGTCTTGACCGGGGCCAGACGTAATGGGGTTAGTTGAAACATTGATCGCGGGCAATGTCAGTGTCAACGCAGCGGCTAAAGAGCCGCCAACAGAAATGATACGACCGCCGTGGGCTTCTGGGCTCAATGTGGTGCTGGTTGTGATCTCAACAACAGCGGCTGGGCCCTGCTGATAGATGCCGCCCAATGATCGAACTGGGCCTTGAAACGTAGTACGTGCCATGTTTTTTCCTTACATGCAAGTTGAGTACATCTGTCTGCATGTCGTCAGCCGGGACTGTCAGATGTACCGGAAAACCCCGGAATGGTTTGAATATACACCAAAAGAAAAAGGGGCACAAGGCCCCTTTTTGTTAAGAACCAGAGGAACCAAAGGCACCTAATGGGTCAGAAAAGCCGAAGCTGTAACGCTCACGGGCTTTGTAGCGGACGTTGCCAGTATCAAAGTCGCCGTCCATTGAAGTAGCTAAAGGCACACGTTCAAAGTGTTTTAAACCATTAGGCACGTCAGTCAACAAGAACCAAGCATTGGAATCGGTCAGGTAGTTATTAACTGTGTAACCCTCTGGAATTGAACCGTTGTTTTTCAACGCGTTGATGTCGTTGTCAGCGGTACCAACACGAAGGTTAGTATCTAACAAACGAGTAGCAACGAATTGCAACTGTGGGGGCACAATTAATTTACGCGGTTTAGCAGCAATCAACAGTCCACGCTCGTCAGTCCAAGCTGCAATTTGAATAACGGCGGCTTCAAGGGAAGTCTCGTTTAAATCGGCGTTGGTAGATGAGGTGTTGGAGTTAACACCACCAGAAACCAAGGGGTGTGATGTGCTAAATAAAGCAACACCGTCGCCACCAGCATAGCTAGCAGAGAAGCCGTTGTTTAAAATAGACGCAGCCTTAACCTGTTTTGTGTAGGCCATAGCACGAGCTAATGCCTTGGTGTAACGGTTAGACAAACTGTCGTACAAGTTATCTTCCATTGCTTCTTCAGTGATGGAGAAGCCTTGAGCGATAGTCTCGTGGTTGTAGCGGGCTGTCCATGCTTCTTGCGCATTGTCATAAGCGATGGCAGAACCTTCGTTTTTGACTGGTGAGGCAGAGAAGCCAGACAGTTTTGTTTCTTCTTCAAAAGAACGCTCGGAAGCTTCAGTCTCGAAGATTTCTTTGTGTTGCTCACCGTACGTTGCGTACTCCATACCAAACAAAGCGTTTAGACCGGGAAGCAACTCTTTAAGTAGTTGTGCGCGTGAAATAGCCATGATTTATGCTCCTTATACGCCAGTTGAATTGTTGTACTGGTGCATAGTCGCGTTTATCTTGACGATAAATTCAACAAATGTATCAGCGCCTGTTGCTGTGTCTCTAACCACATCAATAATGCGGATAGGTAGAGTATTAGTAGTAGCTTGCGTACCTTCATCAATTGCTACAGCGGAGTTACCAGTGGTGGTAGAACCAGCGTTTTGAATCAGAGCAATGTTATTACCAATAGCAGAAATGCCCATTCCAGCCACGGTTGTGGTTGCAGAACAAGAAACTACTTGAAACAGCGTGTCAGGGTCATCTGCAACAACGGCGAATATCTTTGTGCCAGACTTGATAGACTGACTCGCTGGATAGAACTGTTGTTGTTGAATTTGACCTGTTGAACTATTAGTAAAACTAACGCCTAAGAACACACCAACAGGAGTGGCGGTTGTAGTGCCAGTATCTTTCTCAATTGTTCCATCAGAAATACGTTTTACTAAGTCGCCATAAAAAATGTTCGTGGCATAACCACTTGCAATTTCCATTTGACGGGTTGCGCCCGCAAAGACCTGACCGCCAATCAAATTGACTGGTTTCAGCCCGTACGGTTTATCTACGGTGGGGTAAGCCATTTAAGACTCCTTTAAAAAGTTAAGAACCAGAACCAAAAGCTGTGCCGCGAGACACGCTTGATTTTTTCTCTGTAAACGTCGGCATACGGGGGTCACTAACACCCATAAATTTCGAATCTACAGAATCAGTTTGAGCCTGTGCTTGTAGCGCAAAATAAGCATTGCGTTCTTGCACAATTTCAAGTGGACACGCGCATAACATCAAGCCTCCAACTTCCACATTGCCGCTGGCATTACCCGGAATTTCTAGTTCTGGATAGTCCTCGGCTTTGACAGCCTCCCAACCTTCGCGTCGTTTTTTAGACACGTTGGTATGCATAGATTCACCCAAAACAGATGTTGCAATCCAACGGTGACCAATTCCCGGACGTGGGTCTGGGTCTGGTAAAACTGAGGCAGGGCGCCACCCAACGCGTTTGATAGCGTCACGGGTTGTTTTAGTACGTGCGGTGCGGTCAATTTCAGCCATTATTGATTCTCCATTGCTGCTACATGTTTTGCGTAAACGTCTAAGGGAACTCTTAGTCGTTTGGCGAGTGCTACTTGCGATTCAGTCAAACGAATTTTTTTCGCAGACGTCGCACGATTTGCAGGCGCAACAACAGTTGCGGGTTTGTTTTTTGGTGTGTCCCGAACAGTAGATTCTTCGTCTAAAGTAGACTTAAATTTGTTGGGGAATGTGCGACGCATGTTGCCGTCGATTTGAGTAAAGTACTCGTCGGTGCGGGCAAAATCTTGCCCGTATTTGTCTACTAATTCTTGGTGCAGACCCATCGCATAAGCTGACATGGCTTTTTCCTTATCGTCACCGAACCAAGGATTCCGTTCTATCCATTCGGATGTCTTCGGGTCCAGCTTGGGTGCCGCAGGTGCGGAGGCTGTTTGAGCGGACTGTACAACATCATTTTGCTGTTGTAAAGGGGTAGGCTTGAAATTTTGTGTTTGTTGTATTTTCATACCCGCAAACATCATTTCTTCCTGTGCAGAAGCAAGGGCCGCAGAATCCCCTGCATCGTACGCCTGCTGAAGTTTGGCCTTGGCGGTGTCGAGTTCTATCTTTGCCAGCGTCTGAACCTTTTCTATGTACGCCTTCTCACCGTTTTGCACGTACTCTTGTAAACGGCGGTTTTCTTCAACAAACGACTGGGCTAACTTTTCAAGTTCTTGCTTATCTTGTAGTGCCGCTTGTTTTGCACGTTCTTCATCACGGCGTGCATAAGTCAATTTTTCGATACGCTTGCGTACATTTGACGAATACGAGTCCAATTCTTCTTCTGTAGGGTCTTCTACATGCCTGTTTGTAGTGTCGTATTGCGTTTCTGTGGGCAAGACATTATCAATAATTTCAATCTCAGGTTCTTGCTTTTCAACCTTTTGTGTTACTTTTTCGGGTTCTTGACCCTCAATTTCAAACTCAACCTTTACATCGTCATTGCTTTTAGCGTTGACCTGTATTTCATCAGGGAATTTAAACGTATCACCTTTAAATCTTGACATATCTATCTCCTTAAGCGCGGCTTATGCCACGGGGGTCTTGCACGGTTGCTTCTACTTGGTCATCGTTGAGCAAGCGAAACTCTTTGCCGTGAATTTTTACGCGTGTTCCCGCGTACGGGCGCGTTAAAACGAAATCACCTGCTTGACAGCGGGGTCCACTAGGGAATTTAGTTTCATCTTTGTAGCATTCGGGGCCAAGTTCCATCACATATAAGACAGGCGAGGTCATCTCGTCTGCTCTACGGGTGGCTTCAGCGCGAATGATGTTTGAGCCTTCAAATGTCTCAGGTACATCAATTACTGCGGCTAATAGCATCCACCCTTTGGGGGTAGGTAGTTGTCTTGCCCTGTCTTCTATCGGTATTGATTCGACATCTTTTTCTGTAAGTACAGGTACTTCTGGTATGGCATACATGCCGGGTTCTAGCGTGAGTTCACTCATCGTTTTTCTCCATCGTTTCCGCGAGGTCGATTAAATCCCTCTCTGCGTAGGCCAGTCCCTCGATCACCCCGCAAAGCTTTTGGTATTCACCAAAATCAGCGCACTTACCTGTAGCCACTGTGTCGGCTAGGTCATTCATGCGTTCGCGAAATTTCTTTCGCAATATTTCAAGTTCTTTTATCAATCAGGTTCCTTTGGTTGTTGCGCCTTTTGTTGGGCGGATTGTTGTTCCATCTGTGCTCGGTTTCTAGCCACTTCTGCACCGATACGCAAGCCTTCGGCTTGTTGTTTAGCAGAGAGGTTCAGCTTGTCACTCTCCGCTTTTGCGCCAGTCTGCATGCCAGCGATTCGTTCTTGGGCAGCGATGCGTTCGCGCTCGATGTCGAGTTGATCTGCTTTCGCAGCCGCATCCATCTGTAGTTTCTTCTCGGAAATCTCGACCTTCTTGCCTTCCAACTGCAACTTGGCTTGCTCGATTTGGACGGCTGGGTCTTGGGCTTGCTGTTGAGCCTGTTGTTGTGCAACCTCTTTCTGATTGTTTTGTAGCAACTGTTGTGCGGCTTGTGCCACCAACGGTGCGAGTTGCGCTTCCACTTTCGGGTCCATCGGCTGGTCTGGTGCAGGCAGTGGTACCCCCAACTGTGCTTCGACTTGTGCGCGGTACTCGAACCCAAGGTGTTCTGCAATATGTGCATGTGCCGCAGCCAGCAACATTTGAGCCTGCGGGTTCTGACCCAACACTTGTGCAATCTTGGGGTCTTGCATCGCAGCCATGTGGACGGCGATGTGGGCTTTGTGGTCTTGAGCGATAAACGCTTTGACTGGTTTGCCCTTGATGATGTTCATGTTTTCTGTGACTGGGTCAATTGGCTTCATGTCATCTTCCAACGGCACGAGTTTCTCAGCATGCTTGATACCCAACACATTTAACATCTGGCGATGCAACTGTGGCAAGTCATAAATCTGCGGTGCCTGTTGTGCCATTTGCATGACGGCTTGGTACTGCACAACACGTTGACTCATGGTTGCCGCGTTGGGGTCACTGACAGGGATTACTTCAACTTGGTTGTAGTCAGACTCTTTAGCTTGTGCGCCGCGTGGACCATCAGCATCGTATGAATAGTCTGGGTCTGTGTAGTCGCGGATGATGCCAGCCAAAAGTTTCAATTCTTGTTTCAAGCTGTAGTGCAGTCGAGCCTGTACAGCAGACATCACCTTTAACATGCGCTCAAGGATAGCCAGCGTTGTACCCACGGGCGCGTTCGCGCTCATGTCAGCGACCTTCATATCAGCCACCGCCGCAAATCTGCGTGCGTCATCAACAATCTGGTTCATCAACGCCAACAGCGTTTGGCTTGGCTCTTTGTATGGCAGGTTGACGATGTTGTCTTTCAACGTACCCGATGTGATGTCCACATCACGGTACTCGCCCGGTGCGATGGGAGTGTCGTCTCCTTTGATACGCAGACCACGGGTCTTTAAACCGCCGGGCAAATTAGACAGCGTGCCCGCATCAACCAACTGGCGTGTAAGAGATGTCGCGCTCTTTGCAGCACCGCCGATTAAGTGAATCAAACCAAAGCCATACGCTCCGAAGCCGGGTATGTATTGGTAATGCACAAAGTGCTGGCGTGTTTGATGTGTTTTATCTGGTTCTTTCCAATTACGACGGATAGACAAAATCTCTTTGGTGTCTTTGACCATCGTGATGACGTATGGCAATGCAAGACCTGTCTCTTCGCCATCTTCGTCTTTATCTTCAAAGCCGGGCAAATCAATCTCAACGTGCATTTCAAGCAACTGAAAGCGGTCATCGTATGACGCGCTAAAGCCTGTCTCTTTGTCTTTGGCTTTCTGAATCTCGTCAACTGTTTTGCTTGGTTCACCCAACTCGATGTCGCGGTAGAACCCTGCATTGATAAGACGCTTAATCTCGTTCTCGCTCTTGCGCATGCGGTGTGTCACGCGGGGGCTGAGTATCATCTCAGACGTTCCGTACGGCAGAATCACATCTTCTGCTGGTATAAACATCGATACTTGGCGTGCTAGCGCGGGGTCGTAGTACACCTTCTTAAATGCTGAACCTGATATGGGCAAGTTCCACAACATCTTCTCGTGTTCTGGGCGGTACTCAACCATGACTTCAGTCAACTGATAGTTCATGTCATCTTGCACGCGTTTGGCAGCGGCTTCTTTTTCGCGGTTCTCTTTGCCAATAATTATTGTTTTAACAGGCCCCATCGCTGGGAACGTTTCCATGATGGTTTCAGATTGGAAGCGAACAACTGCTTCTGTCAACATGGGGTGGAACACACCACACGCGCCGCTCCACGGCTCAGTGCGCTCTTCGTACTGCAACCCGAGAAGTTTTAAACCTTCTGTGTAAGTCTTTTCCCACTCTTTGCGACTGCTGATGTCGTTGTCGTAGTCTTCTAGCAAATCACCTGCTAACGAATTTAACTCGCCTTCATTTATGTGGTCAGCTAAGTTATCGTTGAAATCTGTGCCGTCTTCGTCTTTTTCTTTATCGGGCACGAGAGTAATCTCTACGCTACCGTCATTAAGGGTCACCATGTCTGGGTTATCTATCTCGATTTCGAGGTCTGGACCTGATGTATCTTGCAAGCCCATTGGTGCGCCATAAAGTGCTTTATCGATTGCCATATTATTTCCTGAGTGTTGCACGGTTGGTGCGGGGGTCATACTTGTACGCCGAGGGTGTTTTACCACTGCTCTTATTCGCGCGGTCAATCGCACGTTCGCGTGCTGTCATATTGTCGCGGGCTTCACCTGCTTTTGTAAGAGTCTTGCCGTCGGCATTTAAATGCCCACGTTTTTGCAAAATAGAAACTGCGGTTTCACGCGAACCCACCTGCGCTGTTAAGCGGTCAATGAGTTGATGTCTTCCCATGAATTTCTGTGTAGCCATCGGTATCCTCAGTAGTACGCCGCTTTACGCGAACGCGACAAATAATTTCTGTCTTCATAGTCGCTGTCAAGACGGATAAACCCACCGTTGCGATAGCGTTGCAACGCCATTGACGTGCAGTCAACCATGTCGTCATTTTCAGAGGCTGGGAATGCGGCTACTTGTTCAACCACAGCTTCCGCCCAGCGTCTACCCGCAGGATACCAGACCATACCCGATCTGAACACATCAGCAACGGAGTTCAACCTCGCTACTTTATCACCCGTGCCCCTGTGTGGGGTGAATTCTGCCACGGGAATGCCCATTCGCCTAAATTCTTGGAACAGTGGGGTGCCGTTGGACTTCTTCTCAACAACGAACGAGTCAGGTTCCCACTCTTTGTACTCGCGCATGCACAGGTCTTTTAACTCTGGAAACTCCACCCGCACATTGATCGCATTCAGCAGTATCAAGTGCGCCGCACCTTGGGTCAACTCGTCATCCTCGAACACGCCCCATGTCAACAGGGCTGAGAAGTCAGCGCGGTTGTTCTTTTCTGCCGCCGCGTCAAGCGTCATGATGATG